CATTTTTGAATGGAAGGAACCCAATAACTATTTAGTTATTACTTTTGTATCACTTTGTTTTAACTCTTTAAATTTAAAGAAATGAAAGAATCAAAAAAAATAATTTTATACTTTATAGTAATAGCAATCACTTTGCCTTGTGTTTTAAACCTTGCTACTTCAAGATTTATTTACGCAAATAAATATCCAAAACTTACTAATACAGAACTATTTCAAATGTCATTAAAACTTTTCGTTTGGGATCATACACCACCTAGAAAATGATAAAAATAGTATTTAAAAAAACTCAACATATTTATTTGCCACAAGGAATGGATGAACCATTCAAAGTTGTTAAATTAAAAGAAATTGAATCTAAACGAATTTCATGCAGTCAAAAAACAACCGGTTATCCTGTTTTATGGGGTAGTGAATTTTCTCTTTCTGCTGATATGTTAGATAACGTTAAAAGTATAATAGAAGTTATTTAGTTTGTTGACTAATCCACCTTTTACGCCTCCATTCAACACGAGCGATAAGCCATTTGCATTTGCTTTCTGGCATTGGAAATAATAATTCGGCTTGTTGTTCTAGCGTCATACTAAAGCGTTTTGAGTAACCGAAGCGGTAACAACTAATTGAGTTACCCAAACACGACTAGCGTTTTCGTCATAGTTCATATTCCTAACGGTTAATACATCCATTTTCCAAAGCCCGAAAGGTTCTGGCATTGTGATGTTTTTAAATAGTCCATCTGTAGTAAATAACCTATTAATTACTAATTCGCTTATTTCTTCAGCCGATTTACTGCCACCTTTTCCTGCCGGCCATACTGTGTTTATTTGTATTTGAATGGAAACTTCATCGTTACGAACGCATTTAGGCGAATTGTCGTTAAGTGTTTGGTTTAAAACAATTATATATGCTTCAAAATTAGTGTAAACAGCTTTAACACGTACCCCACTAGGTTGGTAGTATTCTTCAAAAGGATAAATATTTTTACCATTGTAAGGAATAGCGTCCAAAGCGTTTATAATTGCTGTTCTAAAAGCTAGGTTTGTATTCCTCATAGTGTGATATTATTTAGTAAATCTTTAATGTCTTTTTTAAACTCAATACCCTGACGTAAAAAAGCCGGTAACATATAAGGTTGGTTTAATATTGTTCCACGCCCATTAATGTAATACCTTTGCGCCAATGCTCGCCATTCAGCCGGAACAGTTAACAAATAACTTGCCGCACTTTGCCCTGTTCCCATTTCTACCCATATAGCTATTGGCCCCGCTGACTTTTCTACAAATACAGTTCCGGTTAAACCGTTGTTAGTTAAATTGTAGCCTATTGCTTGACTAACTGAAACCCAATTACGCCCTCTTGCTATATCTGCTTGCGTTTCCGTTCCGCCTTGTGTTCTAATCAAATCACCACCGCCTGGAGCATTACGTATCGCTTCTAGTTCTATTTCTCCTGTGTGATATTCGACCAACTCTTTAGTTTCCTTAACAGCTTGTTGCGCCACCGCCTGAAGTCTTTGAGCGAAAGTGTTAAAGTTGTTGTAAGTTGCCATTATCTTTGTGGTAATTGAACTGCTATAGCTGTAATAATTAACTTTTCACGATAAACGTAGTCAGGCTCGGCTTGATTAACTCTAAACGTTTCCCCACGCCATTTAACAATCATATCTTCAATCACAAACTTATCATCACGATATCTAACCTCGAATTTAAATACAGGCTTTAAACGCTCTTGATTTGCTTCCAATGAACGTGATGCTTTTAGTTGTAATACGGTTGCCGAAGTAGACCAATAAAGAACTTCGCCCGGTATTACACCCCCCGCCCCATCCGGCACATCATCGTATTTGTAAATCTCAATACGCTGGTTTATTAAGCCGCTTGGTTGTTTCATTACCTTTGAATAGCTAAGTTTCTTGAATAAATAGCGGCTTTACGCAAAGCATCTGGCGACAAATCAATATCAGGCATTCCACGACCTTTTAATTCGTAATCTATTTGAATTAATAAAGCTTGTTTTAATGCACTTGGCAATGTCGTATATCCTGCTGAATAAGTCAAATTATAAAGCCTTGCGCCTAAGTAACCAACAGGATAAATAATATAACAATCATCAACACCTAATGAAATAGTAGGAAAATCTAAACCATATTCACTATACGGAATAGGGTTAATTAAATCTGTAGATGAAGTGACGCCCGTAATTGAATTAACAGGGCCATAAGGAATATACATTGTATCACCCGACCATTGGCAAAGTAGATTTTTTTGAGCTAAAGAAAGATTTAATTCTTTCTCTAGTCGCTCCCTTGCGCCTTTGCAAATTAAAGTCAAAGTACTATCTTCAGCAGCATAATCCGCATCAATCTGGCACCAGCTTTTTATTTCAGCTAATGTTACAGGTTCGGTGGTTACATCGTTTATTACCTTAATTTCCATTTTTACTTAGTTTTACCTACCTGTTTTTCTTCTTTGGTTTTAGTGGCTTGCTTTTCTTCTTTAGCCAAAAGCCCAACAGATTCAAAATAATGCTTTTGTTCTTCAGTCGCTTCAATTGGCGTTCCCGCTTCAACACCGTTATGGTATTTATTTAATTTTACCTTTGCCATGACTTTTTATTTTAAAGTTAAACAAAAAAGGCTATACATTACGCATAGCCTTTTAATTATTTGAAATTTACAACTAAGCTGTTAAGCTAGATCCCTTGATAAAGTAATCTGGTCCATAAACAGGAAGTGCAACAGTTTCTTCTATACGTACAGTAACCTGGTTATTTCTAACGTTTGTACCATCTTGCTCAAAGAACTCGATACGCATTGCTTCTTGTTGATAAAGCTCTGCACCTCTTTCGAAATCACCTACTACATAATCACCAGCAGTTAAAGCAGTTGTTTTAGCAACCGGAACGCCTAAGATATATAATGTACCGTTAACGAATGAAACCCCTTGAGGTAAATCGTATTCACCTGATCCGCTTGCTTTGTTTAAGAAGAACGTGTAATAATCAGCCGGGCGCATTGCAATACCTGTGGCTTCACGCTTGTACGTGTCCTCAAGTAAAGACATGTCTTTAATGATTTTCTCTACTAACGGAGTAGTTCCGGCAGATTGACCAGGAACAAAGTTACCAGAAGTTAAAATACCTTTGATTTGTGGCGAAGTACCCGTTCCGTAAAGAACTTGTTGATCTTCTACATCCCAAAGCTTTTCAGGTAAACGCAAGTTTAAGAAACTCATTAAGCCAGGGATATTCAACATCGCTTTACGTGACATTAACATCCAACCGGCAATAGTTTCGAATTTAACCGAACTTTCAACTAAGTCTAAATCAAACTGTGGTTTAGCTCCGTTTTCCGCTACTGGCGCTGGGTTACCTTCTCCTACACCGTTTTCACGCATAAAGTAGAAATCCGTACCTGGCCCTGCTGGAAGTACATTCAATAAAGAACGAATATGCGTGCGGGTGTTAGGATTAGTAATTAAACCTGGTTTCTGAATAGCACCCCAAACAGTAGATCCCGTTACGTTTCCTGTTCCGAAAGTACCAACCGCTTTTAGATCAATTTCTAGGTCGATTTTTTTAACTTCTTTACGAGCAAACTTTTGGATATTGTCGTGGTTTTCTTCAATTGACTTAGCTAAAACAGATTCAAAACTTTCGTTTTTTTCTTCTTTAGCACCTTTAGTTTCCATCTTAACAATAGCAGCATCAATAGATTTAGTCAATTCCTTTTCTAAATCTTCTACAATGTTTTTAAGTTTTTCAACTTCGGTAGCATCAGCTTTAGTAGCCATGCTTTCAATAGCTTTTTTAGCTTCTTCTAAAGCGTTATTAGCCGTTCTCAATGCTCCTTGAGATTGTTCTTTTAAGCCTTTAGTGGCTTCATCGATTTGATCGATTACTTCTTTAATTTCCATTTAGTTTAATGAATTTTTAAAATGAGTTAATATATTACTTATCGGCTCATTATTATTTGAGTGTTTTTTAAACGGCTCAAACGCTGCATTGAGTGACTTTAATTTTTCTTCAATCATTAAGAAAGCTTCATCTGAATATTGCCCGCTTCTTAATGCTTTTTCTAAAGTGTCCATTTCATCGATAAGCGCATCAAAAGATTTTACACCTGTAATTGGTGTATTTCTGTTTGCCCCTAAAAATTGAATTGAACTACCTTCCATCATCGCTAATTCCGTTAAGTCGTTAGCATCTGATTTTTTGTTTTGTTTGATAACACGATAACCGAAAGAGTGCTGATTTAAGATGCCATCTTCAGCCATTAAAAGAAAGTCACGACCTAGTGTGTGGCGACCTGCTTTAGATTCGTAATACAAACCTATGCTATCCTCCTTTAATACTTCGATTTTACCAACGGCTTTAGTTTTGTCGTGATCTAGCAAGTGTTTAATTAATTGCGTACCATCTGGCCCATTTTCCTTAATTGTTTTAGTGAATGCTCCAGGTAAAATCCTATCACCATCACTATCAATAGATCCAAAGTGCGCAAAGTAACCTGTTACGATCCCTTGCTTTACATCAATGTCCTTAAACGAAATATCAAACCCTTTAGTTAACATATCAAAATTGTTACGAAACAAATATAACAATTTATAATTAAATGCAAATAAAATAAAAAAGCTTAGTACCATCCGATACTAAGCCTCGCAAAACCTAAACAAACTATTATGAAGAAAGCCTACCAAAACTTTTTGTATCAAGAACAGGATTCGAACCTATAAGGGAGATAAGCAAGTATTTTAGTTTCCCCATCTAAAAGTAATCTGCTTATGCGTCTACCATTCCGCCACCTTGATAAATAAAGCGATTAAGTTTATCCAAACTCAACCGCTATCTAAATTAACGCTCTCATGTTGGTCATCCCTGCCAACACTTCAAATATAAAAACAATAAATTATTATTCTAATTTGTAACAGATATGTTACGATGCGCCTGTTAGCTTCCCCGCTACTATTCTTCCACGCTTAACATAAGCATTGTATCTGTTCTCACTCATTAATGATTGAGTGCATCTACAATTAATCCTTTCTTTTGCCGATAAGTTAACATCGCCTGGCCTTTCTGCTAATTCTCCGCCGACTTCATATTTATCATCAATAGGAATAAGCGTATTGTTTTCTTGTATATGTGTTGGCCTTTCTCTTGCATCATTTCTTCCTAACCAAACTTTATAACCTTGACCGCCTTGTTCATCGATCCATGATCTGGCTCCTATATCTTTACCTAAATTAGAAATTGTTGTTGCTTCTGTTCTTGATATGGTTAATGTTCTTAGTTTTAGGTTATTGTTTAATATTCTTTCAAACAGCCTTACTGAACCATCACGATCTAAACCCAAAGCATAAGTATCACCTAAAGCACGATTAATAATATCTATTGTTGTTTGGTTTAACTCCCTTTTAATTTTGTATAGGTAGTTTAATGCATAATCCCTAAATGTTCCCGACCATACATCAACTAAAAAATCTATTGCGCTTGCTTTTTGCTCAATGCCTTCTAATCTTCTTTGTCTGTAGTATTCATTACGAGCCAATTTCATACCTATCATTTGATAAGCTGTAGGGTAAACAGAATCCCATACATTAGGGTTAATTAAAGATTCTGGTTTAAGTCCATCTAAGCCGTAATCATTGGCGTATTGGATAACTCTCGATATAGATAATTTTAATGCTTTACGAAATAATGGCAATAACTGTTTTTCTGCAATGCTTTGAGCTTTTGCGTAATCAATCCGTTCTTGCTTAAATTCATTAATCGCCATTAGGTAGATCGATGTTGTTTATGTTTAATTCCGTTTCTAATTCTGAAGTTTCATTAGCTATCATAAATCCAACTTCAACACCCATATTAAAAGCTTTAATAAATTCAGATGCATCAATGGTTATAGATAATTGATCCATTATAATTCATTTGGATTTAACGGTGTTTGATCAAATTCGGTACTTGCCAAATCATCTAAAAACATCATTCCGGAAGGAACTAAATAACGGTTCATGTTAGGATCATCATTATCTTCTTCCATATTAAATATTTTACGTTTTTCATTTGGTTTAATATACCATGCATCACCGTAAACTGTTTTCATTAGAACTAAATCCGGTGCCAATTCGCTAAACTCTGTTAGGTCATGGCTAATATCCAATCTCTCCCCCTTATACCAACCTTTAGCAAACTGTTTAAACTTTTGGTCGAACTTACGTAATTCAGAAACAATAACATTTGTAACTAAAGTCTTATAAGCTTCTTTAACATTGTTTTCAGTACCGCCTGACTTATCGCCAATCAGAATAGAATTAACTCCCCATGTGGCCGCTATTCTTACCGCATCTTGATCGTCAGCAGCGATAGCATTCATATCAACTAAAGTATCTCCAAACTTATCAACTTTAACAGATCCATTTGTAACATGGAATGAGCCATTATTAACAGCTCCCGCCCATCTTGTATCTACTGTTTTCTGTAGCTTTTCTACTTGTTCAACTGACAACTTAGAATAAGTCTGCCCCTCTTGAACAATAATATCAGAACTAATAATGGTACCCGAACCACCGTTTTTAAATACGGCACCTTGAGCGATATCGTTTTCATCGTTTTTGGCAACGGTAGAGCCTGAAGCTTGTAAAGGAGAAAAACCGCCTTGTAGTGGATCGTAAGGCGACCATTTTTTCATGTGCATAACGTCCTCTAGTGGTAGAGGTATAATCGTTCCATCCCATGCGTTAAATTTATATGATGTTATTGGCTTTCTCCAATCATTACCAACACGCTCAATGGTTACCCTATCTGTTGGAAGAACGTGTAAGAAAACAGGTTTATCTCCATTCTTTTCAACAAATATAAATCCATCACCAGACAAAGCATAATTAAACCAGAACGATTCTAATAACTCTATGCCTGTTTGATATTCGTTAGGCTGATTAAGCAAATCAATTAAATCATGTGATTCTAATTCATCTAATGCTTTTACTTGCGTAACGTTATATTTGCCGGTTTCATTACCATATGAGAAATTATAGTTTTTAAGCTTAACTAAATCCTTTTGACTTTTAACTTTGCTTACTATAATTGGGGATTCGATTAGTTTTCGAACTAAAACGTTTACAACCGCATAAACTATTTTATTTTCGTAACCTTTGGTTAATTGTTTGCTTTTACCTTTAAAGTTCCAATCGAAAAGACCGCCCATCATAAGCGTTACACCTGGCGCATAATACGCTTTCTCTTTGGAAAATGCTTTTGTTATCTTTTGAAACACATTCATGTTCAAATGTAAAGAATTTATTACAATTATACTAAACGGTTTTCTAAGCCATTATTAGTTATTTTTATCAAAGGATAAGCAACATACCTAACAGCATCTAATAAGTGGTTATATGCATCAATCGGTGTAGCCGACTTTTTATCATGCCAAACGTAATTATTTAACTCTTTGATAAGGTTTCTACTATTTGGATCTATGATTAATTGGTAATCCTGTATAGCGGATATTCCTGCTGTTATTGATCCTGGCCCTTTAATAGCTGGCTTAATATTTAAGCCTAAACCCGATAATTCACTTATCAACCTAGGCTCTGCACTATCTGCTGTTATTAATCCATCAAATCCGACTTCACGCAAGTAGGATGTGTAAATATCATTAGTTGATAGCCCTGTTTGGTAAACACACTCTTTTAGATATATTATTTTCTTACGTTTATCAACTGCGCATTTAACTAAAGTAGTTTCATCAAAGCTAAACCCAAAATCGGCACCAAATGAATAAGGTAAAGATGTATTAAATTCACCTATTTTCCAATTAGAATAAATTACGCCTTCAGCAGCATCAAGCCAGCCACCTAAAATTACATGCTCGTATTTAGATGGGTTTGTTTCTTTGATTCTTTCTACCTGTTCTAAGAAACTATGATCTAAGTTATCGATGTTATCCCTATAGTCGGTGTGAATATAAGTTACATTATCTTTTTTACCGTTCCATCCCGGATTGACACCCATTGATTCAAAAAAACGCTTGTAAATAAAATGCTCCTTTGTGGCCGGATTCATTATTAGAATTACTCGGTTTTGTACGCCTTTTTGCCTAACAGATAAATCAATACGATCAAAAACGGTTTCATCTGTCACTTCTTCAGCTTCATCAATAACTAAAACATTAATACCTTGTAAAGATTTAAGATTAGCGGTATTAGATTTGCTTCCTGTTTGAATACCACGAAATAAAATAGCGTTACCATTTGTTTTATTGATTATCTCGGTTTTAGTAATATCAAATAAATCACCCAAACCTAATATTTCAATCTTTTCTTGAAACTCTGGTATTATGGAAAGGTAAGCGGATGTTAATGTTTGCCTAAGAAACAATATTCTTTGCCGTTCTTCTAAAAGCATTAAGCAAAGTATTGTGTTGACTGTAAAAGATTTTCCGCTACCCCTGCCACCGGTAACAGGAAAGTAGCGTGAATTATCAGATATTAATGGAGCATATTTTTTATTTAAAACTAACAAGTTCTTTTAGGTTAATTCCGGTAAGATTAACATTGCTATCTGATTCTACTTTTTGAGTCGGTTTACCATAACGATATTCCATAAACAATTTAAGCGCGTTAAAATCGCCTTGCTGTAGAAGCGTTTTAATTAGTTCTAAGGCAACTTCATCAAAAGGCGATAGTTTCTCTATTAGCTTTGTTTCCTCCGCCTTAGACTTACGTCCTGCGCCTTGTCTTGCTCCGCCATGATTACTTTCTAATGCCATTTGAAAAAAGTTGATTATTCAAATATACTAAACATTTTTATATTGCTCCTGGAAAAAGTTCACTAACCATTAAATTATTATTTTTTATTCATTTTTAGGTAGTATTAATTTATATTCTTTGTAATGAGTTACCTTTAAGGATTCATTCAATTGACCGTTATCAAGTGTTAGCCAAATAGAATCATCAGCTTTCCGAGTATCCAAAAATAAAGTTCTAATTACTGTATTTTCCGATTCAATTACACAATCATACCATTCACCATCTTTAGGTAAATTACTGTAATCTTCTTTAATTTTTATCCAATTGTTATTTTGTTCTTTAGCATATATTTTCATAGCTACTTTACATCTTGAAATACGGCCTAATTCTGGATAATGATCGTAAACATATTTTATTATTTCTTCTTCAGTTCTCATAATTAAAAAATACTAATTTATTTTATTGTCTGTTTTTTGATTAGCAAACAACTCCATTGCCTTGATAACATCATCCCACTCAAACAAAGTTCTGCTATCGTTAATATCTGTAACTTGGTCAATTTCTAGTAATATTTCTTCTGCTGTTTTCATAACTTACTCCATTTAATTTGGTTTTGTTCATCTTCTTGCTGTGATATTCCTAGTTGCTTTAGGATTTCGGAGCGGTCTGGAACTAATTCAGATGGCAACCCGAAAGTAATTTGTTTGATTGGTATAAACCTAAAAAGCGTAGTTATGTATTTATCATCCTTATAAATTGACTTACCTATGCAATTAGGATAATGATCATTTGTTAGCAATCTTTGCGCCTCCTTAAACTCTATCTTTATCATTTGGTTAAATTTATAACTCTTCTCATGCAATACAAATAAATATCGTACCTCTTTGTATGACCAACAATTTCTTCTCCATTAACAATATTAGTTTCGTATTTATTAATGTGACATTGAACAATTACTCCGCTTAAAACAATTCCTTTTATTTTTTCTAATGTATCTTTGTCAATATCAAAAATAATTAATTCCGTATCTGAAAATTCAGATTTAGTATTGAAATTATTATAATAACTTTTATCTCCTGTTAGCAACAATATCTTTTTCATAATCCCGATGTGTTTTTGTTTATCATTTTAAACCAACAAAATAGTTTGTTAATCATTTTTGGTTAATCCAGATGTGTTAAGTTCTTGATAATTATTCATGTAATAGTAAGCATTCTGCAATTTATGGAGAGTTTCTAAAACAATGTTCTTTGGCATTGTTGGTATATAAAAATTATTTTGTAAGTTTTTCAGCAAAGTAAAACCATCTAGTTCCCATTTTAAGCAATTTCCTACTCCAACTACATAAAAAGATTTCTTCTCAAACCCAACTTTTAATAATATTTCTTCTGAAAGGGGGATTGGTTTAGCCCATTCCGGATGTTTATATAAAGCCAAAAACTCGTTAACCTTTATAGGTCTTATTACCCATCCATCAGTAACATTCATATAAATCAAGTTACCAACTCTTAACTCTGTTATTTCCATACCCCTAAATTACTAATTATCTTTTATTCCTGGTTTAATGTAATGGGATTGTTACTTTCGATATGGAACCGGATAAACTCATCACCTTTTTTGCATTTGGTTTTCTTAGCGTTAAGTTCCCAAATCTGATTATCATTAATGCCGTATTTCTTTTGCAAAATATCCAAAAAAGGTTTTAAAAAATTATCTATATCCGAACCAGAATTACTAACCCCAAATTCTAAACTTATTTTAAGCTCGCCTAACGGAATAACTATTTTCGGAAGAAGAAACATACATGAATACTCGTAACTTTTATATGAAAGTGTTTTAAACCGTTTCCCTTGCCAGCATTCGTTAACTGATAATCCCTTAATTTTTATTTCTGTCATTTTAATTTTTTTAAAAGTTCTTCAATCACATAAACATCTACTACTTTGAAAGGCACTTCATCATCAATTTCATATTGATTAATTAAAATTTCATTAAGATATTGCTTAGTATGCTCTTTCATTGCTTTTAATTGCCAATCTTCGGGTAGGGTTAAATTGTTGACATTTGGACATTCAATATCTTGAACTTCCATGTATATTTCTTTTAAATTTTTCATTTCTTATAATTTAATTTCTCATTTTAAATACTTATAAACCGATGTTCTCGATATTTTGAATACTTGTATCAACTCTTTAATGTTAGTGCCTTGTGCATGCCTTATTTTAAGTAATTCGGCCTGTTTGTCGTTTAGCTTGTTTGGCGTTCCTATTCTTTTGCTCCGAATAATGACCGGCCTTATTCTTCTCGCATCATAACCGCATTGTTTTCCACAATACAAATTATAACCGGATTTAATCGCTTCAACTATTTTACAGTTGTGTTTTATAAACTCCTTCTCACAATGATGGCAATTTACTATGTCGGTTTTGGGTTTTGATTTCATTAGTATATCGGTTTAAGCTCGGGTGTTATTGGTTTGTAGTGGGTTATTAATCCACCTTTAAATAAAGTTTTTACAGTTTCAAAATTTTGAGCAATTTCAGATGATTTTTCATCGTACCAATAAACCTTGAATTCTCCTTCTTTAGGTAAATTACTTCCATCAGGCTCAATTCTTATCCATCCGTTGTTTTCGTCTATCGTTCTAATAGATTTTGGTCTGTAAATCAAATCCAAACCTGATTTCATTGATGAACCTATTTTAAATCGGTCATGCAATAAGTCAAGTTTACCGGATGGAACTAGTTTTCTGCATCTCCAATCCGAATAAACCTCTTTATCAAGTCTTAAAGCATTGAAATTATCAGGCCCGACTAATTCATTCCATGCCTTTTTAATAGCTTCCTCTTTTGCTTGTTCGTTTGTCATTTTTTATTTCCTCCTATCTGGTGTGTTATTAATTAATTCCTGTAAATCCGATTCGTTTAGCTGTAGTTCTTGAAAGTAGGCGTACAAACCTAACCTTTGCGCTTGTGCTATTACTTTTTCTTCTATCGATATTTCTCCGTTGATCATTTTTTCAATATCCAATCTTCTAAACTTATCGAGTGTAATCTCTTTTTTATTTTTCAGTTCTGATAAAACCATTACCCTGGCCCGCTCCATAAATTCAGTCTGTTCTTCTTCCGAGTATTTAAACAATTCTAAGTGTCGTAAGAACCGATAAACAACCGGTGCTTGCATTGATATGTCTTTACCAATTTGAAATGCTAAGAAAGCATCTAAAGCGTTTTTGCATGCAATTTTAAAGCGTTCATCTTTTGATGGAATTTTTTCTTCTTTGGCTGGCGTGGTTAATTCAATCCTTTTTTTGTCCTTAATGTACCCATCGAACCAACCCATAAAAGTAATAAAACTTAACCCCATAAAATCGCCAAACTCTTTTGCGCAACCTCTAACCATAATCAAAGGCACTTCATTAGCCCTAACAAATCCGTATTTTGATTTAGCCATTTTCATTGTTTCATCAACTACCATCATAAATTGTTCTGGCTCTGGAGCATTGAAAATAGATATTAAATAAGCTTTGTTGATTGAGTTTCTGAATAATTCATAAAGCACGGCTTCTTGAATATCCTTTATCATCGGACTTTGTAAAGCTTTGTAGATTTCAATCTCACGAGGTGTAAAATTTGAAATATCTAAATTCGGCTGTTTGTATAATTGTATTTCGCTCATGGTTATAAATATGGATTTTTTGAATGATGATTGTCGGCCACTTTTTCTAGTTTGCTTTTAGGTTTAATCTGCTTAAAGTTTTCGAGCCTAACAATCCAATTTTCAGAAAGAAGAACCGAATCGTTAAATTGTTCTGATTGAGTTCCGATTAAACTTTGTGGATTGTGTCGCCTTTCTTCTGAAAGCTTTTTGTATTCATCGTAAGCCTGGAATTGCAAGCCGAAATTATCGTAATCGTCATGAGTTAAAATTTTAACAGAAACAAAAGCTGATACATCCCGTTGCTTATTTGAAAAACGCATTTCGTTCCATCCGAATTTTTCGCAAAGCAAATTTGTTAATTCATTTTTTTTTGCTTTTAAATCTTCATTAATAATTACATTTTCAGATTCATTTTCAATTACATATTCATTTTCAGAGTTTGCTTGTGTTTTTGCTTGAGCAAAATTATTTTTTTTAGGATTGTTTTTTACTGTTTGTGCACCCCCTTTTTTACCTGCTGTAGAGCGTTTTTCGCTTATTTCAGCATCTTTTACCATGCGTTTTTGAATAAGTTGTGCACCATCTGTAATAAGCACTTTTTCTTCAATTAATTCATTAATTGCATCAGTTACACAAGCAACATCGAAACCAACACTCTTAGCAATTTGTAAAGCAAAATTTTTATTTTGATTATCTGTTTGCTTATACTTTTGCTTAAGCAAAATAGTTCCATAAACTTCTGATTTGTGCATTATGCACATAATTTTTATGTAAACTCCAACTGTTGAAGCAGAACACTCAATAAGCTTTTCATCAGTTAAAAAGTCTTGAATGTATAAAGGCAAATAAGGTTGATCTCTAATTGCCATAGCTGTAATTTTTTACAAATAAAACTTCTTCATCATTCAAATCAAACCATTCACCTCTTATTCTTTTATGAGATAAAATAGAGTGTAATCTTTTTTCATTAGCGGCAAAAGTAAGGGGACTTGAAAATATAAGTTCAATTTCTGGAGCTTCTGACTGTAGTGTTCTTTCTCTAAATTCCGGGTTATTTGATCTTCCTATTTTTATATAACCATTTCTTATATTTTTCATCATATAGATATGGCTCATTTTAAGTTGTACACTTTTTATAGGTTTTTTATTCGCTATAGAATAAATATCTCTTAATTTTTCATTATAAACTTCTAACCTTCTAATTAAGGTGTCTATATAATCAATAGCGTTAATATCATTATCAATATCTAAACCTACTATTGATTTTCCTTCATAATGAATATTAACCTGTTCCGTGTAAGTTTTTCTTATATCACTGTAGATATAAAGTGCTTTAGAATTTACTTTATTCATAAAATAAAAATGCCTTTAAACGGTGCCCGCCTGCCAACGAACCCCGATTAAAGGCAATTAATGTCTTTTTTAGTCATGGCAGTGACTGTTTATTTTACACCACTAATATACGGAAATTATTTAAATTCCAAGTACCATTGCTTAAATCTTTTACCATCTTTTTCAATCCAGCAATCTTTGATTATCATCCCTTCTTTTCTAAGAATTGATAAATAATGTCTTACTTCTGTAATGCCCACTATGCGCAATACTAAAATGCTACTGATCCGAATCCCTCCGTTTAGCAGGTCTCTTATCCTTTGTAAGTTTGTTTTGGTTTCCATATTTCTTTTGGATAAATTCTGGCCATGAGCATTCAGTCACGACCAGATTGTTTAGTTTATAAATCTTCACTTTTAATGAATGTACCGTTTACTGTTTTACCTGTACGCTTCCTGATTACTTCATAAGCCGATTCAAGGCAATCATCATAATTATGACCGAGTTGCTCACAAAGTATAATAAGTGTAACTTGAACATCCCCTATAGAATCAATAATGTTTAGCAAATCGTTTTTAATAATTGAATCGCCTAATTCACCAGCTTCACTGATAAACTTTGCAAACTGCATCAATTTGTTTTCCGGCTTTAAGATGTCTTTATCTCTGGCCCATTCTAATACTTTTTCTTGTAATTCTGTGTTATTCATATTTCTATTTTTAATTATTTTAAAACAAACTGATCTGCCCGTTAGGCTTGTAATTTATGAGTTGCCATCTTTTAGCCAAGTTAATCGGATCTAGTACAAGGCTAACGTAATATTCCCGTTCATGTATGGCTAAGGGTGTGTATTTTGAGAAGTTTTCCATTTAAAGATTTTTTAAATAATTAGATGTTTGTTCTGCTATTGCTTTTGCAATTCCTGGATATGTTTTACTTCTTAACTCTGCTCGATTTTTTGATGGTGGCAATAAATGTAATTTTTGTTCTCTGCCATCGACAATATTTGTAGGAATTATTGGCGGTAAATTTTTGTTCCAAAAGCATGTTGCTTTTGTTTCTCCATGACCGAACATCCAAGGCTGCAAAACGTTATCCGGTTTTCTCCACCTGCTAGATAATACTCCTATAGGGTTTTCAATTCGAATGTATTCTATATCTGAATTATACAAATCCAAAACAAACTGAATAGCTTTTTCTCTTGCTTCCCTCCTTTCTGCGCCTACTAAAGTACCGCTTTTGCGTTCAGGCTGGTCTTTATACCATTTATTTGCTGAAACAGTCAGATAAGTACATTCCGGATGAAAAATAGCTACATCCCACTTATCTACAAATATTTCGTTGCCATCCTGCATAGTTAATGTGCCGCCTTTAATCGCTTCAAAAACATCGCCTTGAAAATGTCTTTCGGGATAACCTCCAGAACAAGGCTTTAAATCACAACTAATTGCTTCATGACCTAAATCTAAAAAAGCCTTCATTACTTCCTGGCTTTCTTCGCAACCTATTAGTACTTTTAATATTTTCATTTCTTCCTTACTTTAAATTTCAAATTATTATTAACTCCTAGCCACTTGCCTGCATCCCCATCATCCCTAACCCAATGAACGCCTTTTTCGTCTATGCTTCTGAATGTATATCTTCCGTATTTATCGCCAGGATTTAACGTTCCTATTTCTACTAATTCTCCGGTTACTTCTACTTCCTTAACAGAGTAGTTAGGTTTATTGGATTGAAGTATTTCGGTGTAGTCTAGCATTTCAGAGGTTTTATTTTATGTAAATTAAATTTACCTAACTTTTCTAATTCTCTTTTGTAATGCTCTTTTTTGTATGAACCTATAGGTAGCTCACAGATTGTGATTAAAGCCTTCATATCTTGCGTAATACACCATAACTCACGCATTAGTTGAGCTTCCCTTAAAGCCTGCCTTAGCAATACCCTAAATTGTAATTTTCGTTCTCTTAAAAGCCCTTTTCTTGATCTTAATCCAACTACACCATTAATAGTTCTGCCAAGTATTTTTGATAATTCCTTATCATCGTATTTAAGGTAATTTTTCTTAACAAATTCAATTTCTTCATCTGTATAGCCTAATCCCCTAGTAGCAGAATTACCCATAACCCAATCATGACTTTTTGTTGGTGGTTGGCCTAATCTTAGATTTTTCATTACAATGAGTTTAAATATTCTGTGATTTTATCTGCGGTTATTTTAGGATTGGCTTTGATAAAGTCTTTTATGTCGGAAATGCATTCGTTATACCCTTTTTTAAATCCCTGACGTATGTCTGCCTGTTTTTCTAGTGTTTCATTGCAGGGGTCGCAAATATTTCCGTATTGGCTTGCCTTTTCTTCTAAGTTCATTACCTATTCCTCCTTACAACTACTTTACCGCCACCTAATTTAATTGACCATTCGTAATCTGAATAGTTAGGGTCTCTTTTAATTTTAGTCCTTGTAGCATGAAGTTTATCATAATCTACAGGGGAGAATTTAAAATTTTCCTCCCCTACTTTCATTTGTTTTAGTGATTTTGTGTACATTTTATTTTTTTATTGATTAAACGAGTTCGTTATTAAAATGAATTAAAAAAAGATGTTAATGATTTATTTTGTTCTTTTAAAATTTCTTCTTTTTTAATTCCATAATAAGTTTTTATCATAATAGCATGAGTGAAAGCTTCTCTGGTATCTTTAAATTGATCCATAAATTTTTCAAAAAAAATAACATAAGCATTATTATAAGATTTCATCAATTCAACAATCCCGTTTTCTAATTTTAATAATTCTAATGTTTCATTTTTGCCATTAACAATAAAAGACCATTCTAATAAATTATCGAAATATTTTGCTTCTTTTTGGTTTATCATTTTTGTTCAATTTACCAAACCGCTTTATTGCTGTTTGCTTATACAAATATACAAATCCCTACATACCTACCAAACTTTATTTTAATTTTCTTTGTAACAAATACATATACATAAAAAATCAGCCAAACATTAAGGATAGCTGAAGGTTTTATATTTCTAATCTACTTTTACTAAAGCCTAGTTCTTTAGATTCTTTAGGATGTTCTTCAATCCATTGGTGGCAGTTTCGACAAACAGATAGGAAATAAGTATCATCTTGCAATAAGTTACCGATGCGGCCTTTTTTATGATGTATTTCTGTAGCTGCATAACTGCAACCGGAAAGTTTAGCTTGACAATTAGGATTATCTTCTAAATAAGATTCTCTAACTTTTTTATATTGCCTTAGATTTGCTGATTGTTTTTTAGATACTTTTCTCATATTAAAAAAATTGTTCTATTTCATCAATCATAGACTGCCTGTCGAAATGGAAGTACTTAACAATAACATCTAATGATCTATTGTAAAGCTGACTGAAAACATCATCATCCATATTGGCAAAACTTATGCTTTCAGCTTCTTTTATCACTTCTCCGTTAATATTTGTACGCTCCCTATAAAACCCTGCTTCTATGGTTATATCTCGCCTTAAATCATCTAATACTTTGTATTGTTCCTGGTTTTGAAATACTAAGTTATAAAGCGCAAACATTTTCCTGTGAAACTTAATATTTCTAGGCATTTTAACTGTTACCAAATATTCTTGATCGATTTTAAGTTTTTTCTTATTATCTAAATCAGTATCATACATTGGTACCAATCCTCTAAAAGTATTTTTTACCCATAATTCCATATATAGCCTCCACATGTTTTTCTCTCGCCTTTTAGGCAAGCTTTTATTGAATTTATTGAACGATTTATATTTTTACTGGCTGAAGTTATTGAATCAAAAATTTCTAACTCAACATTTGATTTTCTGTCAATTTTAACAACTTTAATTTTATATGAATTTTTAACATTCCTACCCATTGAATAGGAGTGTTTTATATTTTCAGATCTATCACACCATTCTAAATTTAAGTAATTATTATTTTTTGGATTTCCATCTAAGTGATTTACTTCATTA